TCTTTTATCATACAAATTAGACTTTGCAAACTGTCCATCTGCATGATTATAATGCAAGAATACTTGACCACATAATTGGCCTTGAAAAGGCTCTCTCCAGTGTTCTAACTCACAGCCAGAATAGATAAGCATATCACCGGGTTTTAGATTAACCTCTATACCTTTGGGTGCACCAGGCTTATGTATGTTTTTATACTCGTCTATGACGTTGTTAGACCCCGTAGGATCGATAAATATGGGCCAGTTATCTCCACCTAGATTTAGGGTAGTAGATATCTCACAGCTAGGTCTATCCTTGTGTCTTCTTAAGATATTACCTTTTCTATAAAGTCTCGTGTATGAGTATGTGGGTACTAGTTTAAGTCCTGTCTTCTTCTGCATCACAGCTATGGTTTTAACTAAAAGTGTCTCCATTAATCTATCACCATATTTAGCGTAAGAGTTTGGAACTTGTGAGTCATTAAAATTACCTACAAGTTTATTGCCAGCATGAGTTACACCATTCTGTAACATCCAATGATCTGCTTCTGCTGATATTTGTAAATACCTATAAGCTATGTCTGCTACTTCTTTTGATATAGCACCACGAATAACTTGATATTTATTTTTTTTAAAACTCATACTTGTATAAAATTATAGGAAACAGATATTCTCCAGTTTTTTTCACCTTTATCTGTGTTCATATTTATATCAACACCGTGAGGAAGCCAAGATGGAAAAAAAATCATTCTACCTTCTACCGGTTCATAAGCACACACTCTCCATAATTGTTCTGGTAAATTATCAACTCTTCTAGGCATGTATGTATTGGGTCCTGGTCTAGGATCTTCTAGAAACAACTTACCTGAATTCTTTGGCACTTTAATGTAGTATACACCTGACCACATAGAATTAGGGTGTGTATGTGTTTTATTATAACTGTATGTCGGATTAATGTTAGCCCACATATTACCGAGTCCTAGTTTACCTGTAACACCAAAGTCTGCATTACACTCATAAGCCATTTTAAATAATTCATCGATAAGAGGTTTGTATTCTTTTCGTCTATCCATGTCAGTTTTACTGTGCCAACCAAAACCAGAGTTAGTTTTCTTTTCTCCTCCAGGATCTGCTTTACGCCACTTTTTTATTTCTTTAAATAAATACTTATTAAGTTTTTTTGCGTCAGGTATATCTTTAAAATAAACAGCAGTTGGAAATAATATTTTTCTTTTTAATTGACTCATTTAAACGGTGGTCCTCCAAACCACATCACCAAAGATTTTCTGACCCCCTTTTTAACTGGAGCTACTTTGTGTCTTAAAAATGATGCAAAGAATATGGCTTGTCCTTGTTTTAAGGGCAACGGTTTGTTATCACCCATTTCTGAAAATAAAAGATCTCCACCTGTAAACTCTGATGGATCAGACAATAAACAAGTCATAGATATTTTTCTAATTGGATTCTGACCCTCTTGACCAAACGCATTTAGATCCATGTGCCAATCATAAAAACCTTTTTTAGGATATACTGTAAATTGTGCAGGTTCTGTAAGTCTTACACCATCAAAATAAAAATGATTTAGATTTACAATAGATAATTGATTCTCAATCACTTTATACATCTGTGGTAATTTATCAAAAGGTATCCAAGATATAGTTGTAACTCTTTTCTTAGTATCGTATTTACCAGATTCACCTCCTCCTACTTTGGCTTGTTCAGGTGCACATTGATGACCCGCATCAATGATCATCTTACATTGTTCAGGTGTAAAAATAGGATTTGTAGTTGTGGCAACATAAGATTGCCATCTTGGCATTCTAGGTATCATTCGTTTTGTCCCGATCCAGTTCTAGAAGATACAGGATTGTAATCAACATCTACATTACAAACTAATGTTCTTCTTGTTTCTTTAGTTCCGTTAAACGGATAAACGCAGTGTCTCATGTCATAGGGAAAAACATAAAAGTCTCCAATCTTCATGTTAGGTGAATAATCTGTTTTAGAAAATTGTCCGTTAGCTGCACCAATAATCTGTAGTCTACCATTCATAGGTTTTTCTTCAGCAGAATATTCTACACCTGTTTCTTTTGGTAATTTCATAATCATCACAGAAGATAACCCTGTAAAGAGTTTACCTTGATGTATATGCACAGGATTATATTCATGTGCTTTCATCTCATTTACCCAAATAGAATTTATAGATTTTTGTGTAGGACCTATCTTGTTCCAATCTGTGTAGTGATCAAATACGGTATGAAACCATTTCAGTATATCATCAGGTAAAAAACAATGCTGATGCATTTTATCGTTGTTAGGACCTGAATAAAATAAAGATACTTCGTCTTCTATTTTACCCACTAACTGTTTGTTAGCTTTCGGTAATTGTTTCTTTTGTCTTTCGTAAATTTCATTAAGACCTACGAATACTTCCAGGGGGACCTGGTATTTTAAAACCGTCTGACCTAAATAAACGAAATCGAACTTCATTTTAATTTCTTAGTTTTCTTACTATCTAAAGATAAAGTGTTTTCTCTTAAACCTTTTTCTAAAGCTTCTAGTTGTCCTAATACATT